ACTCTGTTCTCTCTAATTGAGCTTGAGGAGTATGTCTATGTACACACCTGGCAATCATTTTATATAATTTAAAATCTGGATATCTATCCACACCATTATTTTTATATAATAAGTTAATACCTTTATCATCTAAACACCATTCGGTTACTAATCTTTTTATAGGGTCGCATTTTTCTAGGTCCTTAACTTCATCTAAATCATCAACTAAATAATCAAATATAGAACACGCTAATCTACATAAATCAAAACTATAATTTGGGTCTAATCTAGGTTTTTTATCATTAAAATATGGTTCAGTATTATATTGTGTCGCAGCATCCCCACCATTTTGAAAGCTATCACTACAAAATATTTTTCCATTATATTTATAAATACTTCTTCCAAAATCTATTATTTTAAATATTCTACCAAATGTCGGTACCTTATAATATTTTTTTTTATAACAATAATATAAATATTTTTTATCTGTAGTATTATACATTACATTATTTGTATGAAGGTCATTATGAGTAAACGCAAAAGTTTTTTGATAAGTAATTAGAATCATAATAATTTGCATAAAAGCAGAAAACCATTCATTTTCATCTTTTAATTCATCAGATAAAATAAGGTCGTCAAATGTGCTTTCACAGTATTCCATACCAATTACTTGTACGGGAAACTGTGGAATTGTAGCTTCAATTGTTTCTTCTATATCAGTATTAGTATCATCATCTTCCCATTCTTCATTATCTTCTTTTTTATCATTTTCTTCATTTTCTATATCTTCAGAAACATTTTCTTCGGAATCATTATCATCACTATTTTCTGATGATGTATGAGAAGTTCTTGATGAACACGTAGAACTACTTTTAATTGTTGTTATTTTAGAACTATTTTCAAGAAGATTTGAGTTTGACATATCAATCAAATCATCATTATTTAATTCTTTTAAATTATCAGCATTTAATTCATTATTTTCAAAAATTTCTTCAAATATTTCTTCATTAAATGATTTTATTGATAAATTAGATTTTTCACTTGAATTATATTCAATTTTTATTGGTTTTTTCTTTTTATTTTCGTCTTGAAAAAGGTGGTCGTAGTTATTAACTTCAAATAATACATTTTTATTTTTATTAAAAAAATCAGAATTTGTTAAATATTCTAAATCATCAAATACATTTATTTTAAAATTATTTTTAATAGAAAGAAATGACCCATAATAATCTAATCCGTGTAAAAAATTATTAGATTGATTTAAATTGCTAGTTAAATATATAAAAAAACCATCAACATATGCTGAATTATTTTGGTCTAAAAATTTTGAATTAACGGATGAATCATCAGAATTTATATTAGGCAAATTAAATAAATCTTTATTATTAATATCATATTTTCCAATTAAATATTTATATGGGTCCAAAAGAGGTGCTAATTTAAAGAATACGTCCTTTTCTTTTGTTTTTTGTGTATTAATATTTTTAATTTTACAATTAAATAGATTACTATTTTCATCATCGCCTTCCTTAATACTTGAAATGTACCATTTATGATTTAGGTTAATACTATTCCAATTAGTATCATTTAGCTCAAAGAATCTTTTATAAATTGGAATATAATTCTGAGTTTTAGAGAGAAACAAGCTTTCGGAATCTTCTAAACTTTTGAAAAGTTCAACATTTTTCCTCTTTTGATAATTTAGGTCAACCATCATTAGCTATTTAATATATAAATTCCCTATTATTTAAACTTATTTATTGTTAAATATATTTTTTCATAACTTTGTGAAAAATATAGAAAAATATTTAATTTTAAAATTGAAATGAAATAGTTTATATTATATTATTTCAATTAAATAAAAATGACTATTTGCTCTAATTGTACTAAAAAGGCTACCTTTAATATTTTGGGTGAAAAGGCAAAATATTGTGCGACTCATAAAGAGCCTGATATGGTAGATGTTGTAAATAAAAAATGTGAATGTAATAATTCTCAACCTAGATGGAATTTTCCAGGATTAAAACCATTATGTTGTGTTTCTTGTAAAAAAGAAGGTATGATTGAAACTCATAGAAAAAAATGTTTTTGTGGTAAAGTTAGACCTACTTTTAATTTTGAAAATTTAAAGGCAGAATTTTGTAATTCTTGTAAAAGTGATGGAATGTCTAATGTTGTAGATGAACGATGCTTTTGTAAAAAGCTAACAAGTCCAAATTTTAATTATGAAGGTTTGCGACCTAAGTATTGTTTTGAATGTAAATTACCAGATATGGTTGATATGCGAAATCCAAAATGTGTGTGTGGATTAAGACCTAATTTTAATTTTGAAGGACTTAAACCTAAATTTTGTTCTAAATGCCGAGTAGATGGAATGATAGATGTAACACACAATATGTGTTTTTGTGGAAAATCACAACCAACTTTTAATTATGAAGGATTAGTAGAAAAATATTGTGTTAATTGTAAACTAGATAATATGATAAGTAAAAATAAATGTTTTTGTGGAAAAGGGTCTCCTTTGTATAATCTAGAAGGATTATTTGGAAAGTTTTGCGGTCAATGTAAAAAAGACAATATGATTGATGTTCATCATAAAAGATGTAAAACACATTTATGTGGTACAAGACCACAAGATAAGTTTGATGGATATTGTTTAAGATGTTTTATTTATAATTTTCCAAATAAACACGTAGCAAAAAATTATAAAACAAAGGAGTTCTCAGTAGTAGAATTTGTTAAATTATGGTTTCCAAACTTTACTTGGTTTGCTGATAAACAAATTAAAGATGGTTGTTCTTCTAAGCGTCCAGATTTGCTACTTGATTTAGGTTATCAAATTATTATTGTAGAAGTTGATGAAAATCAGCATAGTAAATATGATTGCTCTTGTGAGAATAAAAGATTAATGGAACTATCTCAAGATTTAGGGCATAGGCCTATTATATTTATCAGGTTTAATCCAGATGATTATGTTGATATAAATAATGAGCGTGTAAGGTCTTGTTGGAGTATTACAAAAATAACAGGAATTATTAAGATTGAATATAAAAAAGAATGGAATAATCGTTTAGAATGTTTAAAAGAACAAATTAATTATTGGACTCAACCTGAAAATAAAACAGATAAAATGCTAGAAATAATTCAATTATTTTATAACCAAAATATTTAAATAAATTTAAATAATTTTAAAATCATAAAAATTAAATGCGTATTTTTTTTATTAAAAAAAGTCAAATATAATATATGTCGCTAGAATTAAAAAAATTTGATATGAAATCTATTAGCTTTAAGCCTAACGAAAATAAAGGACCTGTCGTGGTTTTATTGGGAAAACGTGATACTGGAAAGTCATTTCTTGTAAGAGATTTACTTTATTATCACCAAGATATTCCAATAGGAACAGTAATTTCAGGCACAGAAGAGGGCAACGGATTTTATACCAAAATGGTTCCAAAATTATTTATCCATAATGAGTATAATACAGCAATTATAGAAAATGTGTTAAAAAGACAGAGAACTGTTTTAAAACAGGTAAAAAAAGAAATGGAAACATTTAAGCGAAGCTCAATAGACCCAAGAGCATTTGTAATTTTAGATGATTGTCTATATGATGCTACTTGGACGCGAGATAAATTAATGCGTCTTTTATTTATGAACGGTGAATTGTTTGCCTAAAAGTCATTCAAAAAAATGGCTAGTGAATTATGATATTTATAATTTGCGACACGTCCAAATTGCGGAGACATCTTGTTAGGTTTATACTACTAAATTATAATAGAAATATTATAATGGCTTATGCTAATCACATAAGGTATAGTAAAAAGGTATAAAATAGAGACAACCCGCAGCTAGTCATCTAAGTCCGTTTCAACTTTAAATGTTGATAATGATAAGGATATGATGATTGTTCAACGACTAAATGCTCGTGGGCCAGAAACGTTTAATCAACGTTGATGAAGGCTTAAAATATAGTCTAATCCTATCTGAGAAGATACTATACCCATTTAAAAAGTATAGATTTAATGATATCAGAAATAAATAGCTGATGGAGAATGGTATAAATGAGACATTGGAAAATTATGTTAGTGATAACAATGCAATATCCGTTAGGTATTCCTCCAACATTAAGAACAAATATAGACTTTGTTTTTATTTTAAGAGAGAATTATATTGCGAATAGAAAAAGAATTTATGAAAATTATGCTGGAATGTTTCCAACATTTGAGTCATTTTGTCAGGTGATGGACCAATGTACAGAAAATTATGAGTGCTTGGTAATAAATAACAATTCAAAATCTAATAAATTACAAGACCAGGTTTTTTGGTACAAGGCAGAAAATCATAATGACTTTAAATTAGGTTCAAAAGAATTTTGGGAACTATCTAAAGGATGTAATTCTGATGATGAAGAAGAAAAATATGATCCAAATTCAGTAAAAAAACGCGGCGCAGGACAAAAAATTAGTGTAAAAAAAACTAAATGGTAGTTATATTTTTATTAAAAAAATAATTAATAAAAATAAATAAATTTAATAATCCAAAAACTGATTAATCCTTTTTAACAACAAAAGGACCGCTAATAAGCTCACTTTGACCGTGGTCGGTATTTCCAGTTACAATGTTCTCTCCTTCAAAGAGTTCAGAACGAATATCAGCAGCAGAAATGGTTTCATTATCCTTTGAAAAAGATGTAGTTTCATTA